GCCAGACCGCAACGGGACACGGCTACGGCCAGCAGAATACCAATGTCCGTCAGAGTAATTTTTATTATACAGACTTGTGTCATCTGTGCAACGTGATGGTATAATGTCTGCATAACGTCCGAATTTGACTCTCGCAACACACGAGCCGTTCGTGGCCGTAATTCCCTGAACAACACGTTCGGTCTTTGTCTTGGGGTCGTATATGTGCCATTTTGCATCAATTGGAAATGACGCAACCTCGTTAAGCCTGTTTTTCCTGAATTCCACAAAGCTGCTGACATTCACGGCTACGTTATCTTCCCATTCAGAATTGCAACCGACAAAGTTTTGCAAACCAAAAATGAGGTTTCCGATATTTGAGCCGGAATAACGTCTTGTCATATTGCCGTAGGTGTTAAGGTTGTTAGCTCCTGTGGTATATTGAGAACCACAACCATAGCCGCACCGTGCTTGTATGTCACGGTCACCGACAAGCCCCATTCCGAGATTTGCTATGTCTTTGCTCATTTCGTAGTCTATGGACTGGAAACCGGCTCCACGCATTCGGCACAGGTTAATCAAATCTCCACACGTATAGTGAAACTCGGAACTTGGTATAGACGTATTGGAGACATTGCCCTCGTCATCATAAAGCCAATCAAGATTAGTTGTACTTGTTCCATCTCCTGTCCGTGTCTTCGCTCCACTGATAGACCTCATTCTCTTCAGGTTGTCTATGGATGCACCATATACACCGCAAAGGCATTGCTTGTGAAATACCCAATCAGGTTCTATGGCTTCTATTGCACTGCTGTCAACGGCTATGGCTTCCATATCGTCCAATCCCGTCTGTGCCGAGAAAATGAACTTCTTTGCACCTTCGGGAACTGTCGTGAAAATATATTCTCCCGGCACGAAATCAAACAAGGCGTGGGTTACGTACATATTGAACAGCTCCATAACTTTGCCATTTGCATCGACAAAGGCTGCTCCGACGGTATTGGAATTTACACCCGGAAAGCGTACCTGTTTCATTCCATCAACATTTATTTCATAAACGTTGTGGTTGGAATTTTGCGAGCGTACAACAGGTGAACCGACACTGTTGTTTGACAGGAATATGCTTGTAAATTCTTCCACCAGAATATCGGATAGTTTCTTACGCACTGTTTTTGTTGCCGTAGAAAGAGGCTCTGCCTTCATTGACGATACAAAGAAGTGCTTTTGCTGGTTTTTATAGTCGTTCACTCCCTTGTACCAATAGTCAGGAATCAGCTTCATTATGTCAAAGCCCACTCCCGACTGGTCAGTAAGGTCTATATCAGAGCCGTCGGCAAAAAAATTGTAATTGCTGTCGGATAACTGGCGGCATTTCATCTTCTTCGCTTGTTCATCGTATGAAGCACAATAGGCATGGCTCTTACTTTCAATCCGTAAAAAATGTCCGCTTGGCTCGAATACGTTGGTAAACAGGTAACCGGTGCTGTTTTCCATGTTGCTTATGTTGGCCGTGTCCTCCACATCGTCGTTGAATGTTATTTGTGAATACTGCGCATTGTAAATGGTCAGTGCCACAAAATAGTCCTGCAACTGTGAAAGTTCACTGTCCTCAATAAGCTCCGTAAGTATCCAACGTCCGGTGATACCACTGCACTGGTTTGTTTCATCGTATGCGTTGCCGTTAGCGTCAAGTCCGATGGCTCCACTTGCTTTTATGGCACGGAGCATTGAAACGCTTGCCGTAACATTGACATTGGGAATGCGGACTGTTGTCAATGAGCTTGCGTTGACAATCTGTTGCAATAGGCTCATGGTGTCGATGTGTTCGCAGCCATTGACAAACACTTTTGTGACATGGCTCATGCCACCGATGGTCAAGCCGCCGGGATAGGTCAAGTTTGGCAGGTTGTTCAGCACAATCTCCGTGACAGTGCCAGGAAGCTCCAATGTAGATATTGGCGAGGTTTCGGCAAGGTTGATGGCTGCAAGTGATGTGCCGGAAGCAAGTACGGTCTGTAAGCGTGGGCAATATCTTGCATCGATGTTCTTTAAGGGGAAGTTTCTTACGTCCAATTCCTCCAAGAACGGCAACTGTCCGAGGTTCAGGGTGGAGAGTTCTTCGCCGGTATTTGTGGCTGGTGAATAATCTTCACCTCCGATTATGAGTTTCCTGATCAGCGTAAGCTGTGAAATGTCCCAACCTGACTGCTTCGGTGTGGCGTTGCGTATGTCAAGTTCACCGATGCGGTTTGCGCCGTATATGTAGAGCATGATACCTGAACCGAGGTTCGTGTTCTGCGAATGCAAGGTTGCCATTTCGCCCTCTTTCAGGTAGACACTCTCACGGGCAGAGTTTGCTTGGTCAACACCAATGCCGAAGAAACCGTCTTTGGCAGCTTTTATTATGACGGTCATTTCTGTTCCTGTACAACGCATCGACATGGCGGACGAATAGGTGTCGCCGCAATGATAAAATCCGTCACGGTAAAGGAAACGTGTGGCTACATAGTCCTCCAACCGCTGGATGCTCAAACCATGCAGGGCGTAGAAATAGTTGCTGTTCGATTGGGAATGCTCGATGTACTTGCGTATGCCATCGTATGACGATACGAGTTTCGGCCATTTTTGCAAACGGTCTGTAATCCAGTATTTCTCTATTCCTTGGGGAGAGAACGGACGCAATCCTGATGGTAATTGTATTTCACGCATTGCTGCGGCAATGGCGGCCACGGTGGTGGTTTTTGTCGTGTCGGACGTGTCGCTATCTCCTGTATAGTCTTTCAACCACAGGTAGTCCGCATTGGCAAGTTGTGTGAACAATACGCTGTCATGGCCTTGGTAATATCCGTTGGGGTCGTTGTTCGGGTCAAGTTCCGCAGGAATGGTCAGGCCGCAGTCGTTGTCCGAACCGAGAATTGTGTCACCATCATACAAGTGGTTGAGGTACATTCTCGTCACGCCGTCCGTATCAAGGTAGAAGCCTACCATCATGTTTTTGCTGCGCTGGTCAACGGCAGCTATGTAGTCCGTAAATACATGGTAACAAATCATGGAGTGGACGTTGGCAACCTTATGAATTTCACGTTTGAATTTCAATAGTCGGTTGGATTTTGTTCCGCTCATGGGAGAACCGTCCACGGTTATGTTTCCGTCGCCCTCAGTCAGGTTTTGGTTGCATTGCTCACACCATTCAAGCCATTTGAATAGGTAATATGGCACTTTCCTACCGTCCTCGTAGGCTTGGTTCAAATCGTCATCGTCTGGGTAACGGCTTTCAAAATAGGTAAGCCATGCAGGTTTTCCGTCTGCACCGGAATTCACCATGTCGTCAACGGTTTTGACACCTTGGAACCAGTCCATCGCGTTGTATGTCAGGAGTTCGTAGTTTTCTACAGGATTGACAACATCACCTGTAATTCTCCATCTACCGTCGACATAGGTCATTGTGCCTGTCGTTTCTTTCCATGTTCCATCTTGGTAACGGAATACTTTGTGATTGGGACCGCAAAACTCGCTCAACACGTATATGGCACTTGTATCCCATGATGATTTTTCGATGGATGCGGCAAAATCATCCAACGACTGGTCTCTTGCTGCGATGAGTTCGGTAAAGTCGCCGTAATTCAGGCAACCGTCATTATATCCCTCAACATCTTCAAATCCGAATACTGCGGCATCTCCTTTGTCTTGATTCCAGTTACCTTTGGCATGGAAATATCCGTATGATGGAGAAGTGGCATCGGCTGAATTCTCGTCGGTGCGGAAGAATGCGCAGGGCACACTGTCTATCGAGGTGTTAAGCACGTATTTACCCGTATAGGCGTTCTGTGCCGGTGTCATGTATTCAGGGCCAAGTGCTCTTTGCAATTCGTTGAAAAGCTGTGTGGACGCGCTGTTGTTTGCTCCGCCGCTTTCTGAATAGTCCACCTTGACTGTAATGATGTTTGTTGGAACCGACGTGTCAAGTATCTGTACCCTATTCTTTGCGGCATTGGTAGCGCATTCGTCATATTTCACAAGGTCTTCTCCTGAGAATTCATCACGTGAGCGAAGCAAAGTTATGGTAGCACTCTTCAGCTTCATCTTGATGTTTTTGATAGGACGCATGGATGAGGTAGTGCCTTGGTTGCTTACGGTAACACCGATGGCCTTGAAATCTTGATAAGGACGGTTGGGAAAGTATGCGTAAACATCAAGTACTCGTGTGGTCTTCTTATCTCCGTCAAGACTTTCGAGATAGTCCGGGTAGTTGTCCGATGTGTCTGCTGTATCGGCATTCTTGCACAATACGAAGTACACCAATCCTTTGTCATACAGAGCTGACGCCTGTGGGCGGTTGGTGGCCGGTTTACCTTCCGCTGCTTGTGAAGCCATCACTTGGTTGTATTCATATTCGGACAACATCGTGGAGGAATCGGAAAGTTTCAACAGGTAAGTGTTGAATGCCTGTTCAAACGAATAATACGTTTCCCATGCTCGGATGTTATAAAGGTACAGGTCACCCTGTGAGCCGTCGAATGTTATAGGGGTCGCATGGCGTACAAGTGTGCCGCTATTATAGTAGCAAGCCCCTATGAGTTCACCGTCAAAATACATCTTCGCCACTCCGATGCCACCGTATGGTGCTTGGCTTAGCGGCTCTATTACAATCGCTACATCGGTAAGACTGTCATCTTTCAATGCGGACGTGATTGTATGGGCCACGGTTGCGGCATTGTCTGTTGTGAACACGACATTCTTCCCGGTGACATAGAAACCGAAACCGCCCGATATGCAGGAAATCAGCCGCGCTTCATCATCTGCCACGTGCTTTGTACGTATGCGGAACTGTATTGCCATTCCGTTGGTTTCGATGGATGCTTGGTTGAATGGGGCATAGTCCAGTGAGGCCGTGACATTCTCCGCTATGCGGAGTGCCATTAGGCCGGGGTCGTTCTCCGTGCCGTAATCCTCCGTACCGAAGCTGTCCTTGACAAAGCCGTTGGTCGAATAGTTCGCGCCGTTTACTTGCAGCGTATAGTCGTTGTAGGTGATGCTCTTGTCCGCGTCGTCATTGCTTCGGCTCGAAAAGTCAATATCAACCATAAGCTGTGCGGTGACATCCTCAATGGAGAGCAATGTGCCGACAACCTTGAATGATGCTGTTTGAGATGTGGAGGCGGAGGATTTCACATACAGGTTTATGGTTACCGAACCGTCTATTGCTACATCACCCACACGCTGCGTATAGGTGTAGGTATTCGTGCGGTAGGCAAGAGTGGTCTGCTTTACAGTTTCTTCCTCTCCAATCTTTTCTATGATTTGTGTCTCGGCCGGTGATGATGCGAGGGAATATACGGCATATTCAAGCGATATGGTCTCATATTGCTTGATTTCAGCGTCTTCGGTCTCGGAGTACCAACGTGTCGCTACAATAGGTGTGTTGTTTCCATTTTCCACAGCCATGATGGTGGTGTGCAGGTAATTCCCGACAACTCCTGACGCAATGTCCTCACCGTGTATACGGATGGGATATGCGCCATGCTTCAGCACCGAACCTGCACAATTCTGTGGATTAATGCTTATTGAGTGCGAGTATGTGTCAGATACGGTTGCCGTTCCGAGCGTTTTCCAACTTCCATCAATGTATATCTCGACAGTACACTGTATGCCTTTGTCGCTCGCGTTGTTCGGGAAGCGGTACATGGGCAGGCTCTTTGTGGTTCCTCCTACTTCAATGGCAGTGGAGGAGGTGTAATTAAGAGTCTGCTCGCTTTTGATAGTTACGTCTACAGCGGTTACATTGACATTCCTTGAACCTGTGTTCTCGCTGTCATCGTATGCGACAAAACGGAACTTCCGCTGTGAAGCGATAGGGAAATAGCTTGACAGGTCGAAAGAAAAGTCATAGGTGGAGTTATCTGCTGAAGATGCCTTGTTTAGGCGGTATGTCTGCAACAATTGGTTTGTGTCACGGTCGTATAGCTCCACACGCTCTATACTGTTGAGTATTTCTTCTCCGGCTTGCGTGGTGACAGAACGAATGGCCGCATTCAGGATTACAGAACCTCCAGCTTTGGCATATAGAGGTGATTGCTCTGGTACAAACGTGACTATTGTTCCTGTCGTCTGTCCCCCACCACCTGTGCCGACAGCAAATTGCTGTTCATTGCCAACAGCCTCACCTGCGGCATTTACCATAGAGATTTTTACGACACCTTCTGTTTCGGTGTCAACTTTCAGGTCTGTCGGTATTGCGGTATATGCACCACCTGTGGAAAATGCGTCTTTCCCGTCTTCTTCGGGTTCGTCTTTCGTTTCCACGGTGGAGCCACCGCCCCCGAACTCCACCCACGGCTTCGGGTCGTCTGGGTCTATGTCACTCCTTTCGCGAGTGAACTGATAGGCAAGCCATATCGGTGCGCCGTTTGTGTCCGTGTCTGCGGTCTTGAATGTCAGTACAACACCGCTCACAAGATATTCTTTCCCGTCTTTCTCCTCCAACTCCTGTACGGCCTTGATTGCTGTGCTGAGGGAGTATTCCACGTTTCCGCAGACGGTATTCACGTTGATTATATTGCCGATGCTACTGCCACCAGTGCCAAAGTCTGTCCAGTTGGCCTCCTTATTCCACTCTGACGTATTAGTCCATTGCTTGGTTACCCAGCCTTTTTCAGACAAGAATGTGATGACTACTCCGGGTATCTGTACATTGTCCTTGAATTCTGATTTGGATATTCTGTCAAGTACAACGGAAAAAGTCAAGTCGTTACTGTCACCGAGCATTTTATTGGCGTTGATGACACTTCGCGTTACTATCTGCTGAAGGTGCTTGTTGATAGAAGTATTAAGGTTATTATTGGTTTCTTTCTGCGAAGTCTTGGCTTTTTCAAATTCTTCTTGCAATAACAGACCCTCGTCGCCGGGGAATGCTTCGTTTTCTTCGTGGCCCAAAACAAGATGCGAAGCAACCGCTTCCAATTCCGTGCCGTTCCAATGATAGGTGATTTTGTCACCAGTACAGAAATACGACTTCCCATTTGTCGGTATTCTGCCGTATGTGTTTGCACTATCTCCGTATCTGTCGGCGTCCAACCAGTTGTTGTAGTAGGTGATTGTGGATAAGTCGCCCGAACCGCTGCTTGTAGAAACGGCCAATACAAAAACGTTCCTTTTCTTATTATAAACAACGGAACACCCCTCGTCAGACGAAGATTTTGAAATAGATATCATTTGCGAGGTGACATCCTCTGCGACAGATGAAAAGTCCAATACATCGTCAAACTCTGTGGGGATATTTTTTGACGGAACTTTGCCGGACTCATCCAATGTAGCTATTCCACCAGCTTTCCCTTTGGTGGCCTCGAAGTCGTCAATGTCTTTTTGAGCGGCATCGGCTGTTTTCTGTGCGTTGGAAGCCGCTGACTGCGCTGCGCTTGCCGTGCTGTTGGCCGAATTGACCTTATCTGTGAGCGTATTGATTGTGTTGCCATGTGTTGTCACTTGCGTCTGTAGTGAATGGATGGTTTCAGCGTTTGTTTGTATATCGCCTTGTGCGTCTGTAATATCCTTTTCCAGTTCACCGATTTTCTCATTATACTGCTCACTATCGACAGTCGGATTACCGCCGGTTCCACCGGTTGCCGTCCATTGACCGCCATAAGCGACATAGACAGGACCTGGCAATGTCGTTCCGACAATAGCCCACCAACCGTCCTGTGGAAAGGGATATGCCTTGCGCAGGTTCTCTTCGGAAGTAAAGACACCTTTGTTCGCACCCTTGATGTTTTTAGCGTCAAGCCAGCCCTCTACTTTGAGGTTGCCTTTTACTTGCCCACTGCCTTGTGACGTGAATTTTCCACCTATGGCCACATTGCGGCCAACAGAAACGTCACCGTCTATTTGTGTATTCTTTACTGACATATTTAATTTAATGATGATTTAGCCAAATCAGCCAATGCAGAACTCATATCCGCATTGCCGTAGGCGGTTGATACTAATGAAGCTGCCGTGTATACGACAGAAGTGTAACATCGTTTGCATATTTCAATGCCGCCGTCGCAGTCTATCTTCGGATATGGGAGATAGACGGCCTTGCTGACTTGGGCATCTTCACTTTTACACGAGTAGAATTCCAACACCCGACCTTCAGGACGTATTGCAATGGCACATACGGGTTTCTGTGGATTACCACGTATGCCTTTGAAACGGCTGCTTTGCAGCTCATATTCAGGGTCGTCTTCACTTATGGCATGGTAAACGGCTCTGTTCCAGTCGTCCATCTTGAATACGACAAGTCGCATGAAGTCATCAGGAAGAAGTACCCATCCGCTTTCAAGCTCGCCCCAATAAAGCTCATCGCCGAAGTTATGCCCCTCGTCAATCAGATATGAGGGTGCATCGCAGTGTACCCGGGTAACCGCTTCTTCAATCTTTGACTTTATGATGTCGTCAAGTGAGAGCGTATCTACATCGCCGATGACTTTCAACGGTTCGCTTGCCATGTTCTGATCTAAGGCTATGCGGACATCTTTCATTATATTGTCAAGACGGTAGACTGCCATAATTTATGCGGTTAAAGTCCAACGAATTCTATGTTGTGCGCCTTTGCGGCCTCGATGATGGATTTTTCCGAACGCATTGACGTGCGGCTTATTCCGAAATTGTCGGCAAGGTAATCCTTGGCCGATGCAAGGTCGCTTACTTCCACTTTTCGGATTTCAGGTACTTCCTCCTCTTGTGATACCGTCTCAAGCTCTGTATTCCCCTCGGCTTCGGTTTCCTGACTTGCGAGTTTGAATAACTTGCCAAATTTGTAGTGATGTTCAAGCGCATTTTGCACATCCTCGTTATCCGTAATGTAGATACTGCTCCCGTCCGTTTGTGAGGTGAACGAGACGTGCATATTCTTTTTACTGTTCAGTACCACGTTTATGCTTATTGCGGTATTGGCCTTGTAATGCTTAATCATGTTGCTTTGAAATTAAAAGAGGGATGGGATGCTTTGCCTCCCACCCCTCGTGTGTTAATGTTTAACGTACATTTTTACTTGCTTATTAATCCCCGTCAGATGCCGGTGCCTTGGCAAGTTTCATACGTGCGTGTGCCTTTGCATAGCGCAGGTACAGACAGCTTACCTCCTGAATGACGACAGCATCAGTACGGCGGATACCGGCTTTCTGCAAGTCAAGCACGTTGCGTGCCCAGCTTACGTGGGTCTTCTTCGACAGGTATTCGGGATCCATTGCAAAGCCGCAGTCGCTCATGCCGTTCATGTCGAACAACTCGTGATGGATAGTCAGCACTTCGCCGAAGTCGGTGTCCCAGCTCTTGAATTTCAAGTTCCATACTTCCACCGTGTCTTTTAGGCGGAACTTCTCGCTCTTGATTTTCGAGAAAGCAGCCAACATATCAGAGCCGCAGAACAAAATCTTGCGCTTGTTGCCGATACCTGTGCCGACAAACAGGTCTTTGGTGATGTCCACAAGGTTGTCATCGGTAATGACAGCACAATTCTGTGTATCATCCCACACGCCGACTTCGATGTCTTTGCCAGCCATGTACCATATACCGCCGGTGAACCATGTCAACTGACCGTCCTTGGACACGTGCTTGATTTTGTTCTTCACGCCGAACAGGTAGCTGTTTTCCATTGCAAGGCGCATATCGTATATGCCGTCCTCCTCGATGTCGGAGAAACCCCAATTGACTTCTTTCTTGGCAATCTTATCGAATGTGGACTGCTCAACCTGTATCATGAAGTTCTGGCAATATTGTGTCTCGGGCATCGGGATGTTGTTGAAGCGGCCCGTCTGCACGTCAAGCTCTCCGCATGCCTTGCCCATGCGCACTAATACCGTGTCTTTCGGAATGTCAGGAACCCATATAGGCTGTTTGCTTGACGAGTCCATCTTACCGTTCACTGCATACACGGTGGGCATATTCGTGGTCGTGTCCTTGCCGCATACGCACAGCACGAGGTCGGGTACGTTGTCGCCCTCTTCGTATGCCTGACCGGTGTCGGGATTGGTAACGCCCTTAACACCTACTACGCGGATAGTGTCGTCCAGCGTGAACATATTGGTGTCGCTTACAGGCAATTTGGTGCTTGCGCCGCTTGACATTGCCGTAACGGCTTCGGTTGTCATGCACTTGATTTCCCTTGTACCGACGCTGTAATACTTCACCTCGAAACTGTCGCAGCTGCTCGACTTCGCGTAACGGCTTATCTGGTCGATAGGTGTTGCCATAGGGCGGATTTTGACAATGCGCTTGTCCACGTCCGCCATGTAGAAATTCGGGTCGCCGTCCGCACGTCCTTGCGTCTCGGTAGCAATACCCCCATTAGGGTCGCTGCCTTCGTCGCCTTCAGCTCCGGCATTCGTCTTACCTGCATCGGGCAACGCGGTGGCATCGGCCACCATTACGCCACTCGACGCTCCTACCACAAATGCCAACAATGCCAGCATGATGTGATACAGAAAACTTGTACTTTTCTTTAACGTCTTCATTTCTCTGTCGTTTTGATGATTAATTATGAATTGTTGATTATGAATTATCTTGCCGGTCTGCGACGTTCACCGCCGCGTTCCCATATAGTTTGTCCTCCGTCATCGTATCGGTTGAGTACGCCGAGGTCGGGCATATCTCTTGACTTACCCTGTCCTCCGTTCTTTCCGTCAAGGTTGGCCGTACCATCGCTGCGTTTGCTCTTGCGGAGCTTTTCTTCTATGCGTGCGTTGCGGCCTTTTACCTCTCCCTCACGTGCCGCCGTGGCAACATCGTCGTCATGGTTTATTGCGCTTAATGCCATTTTTATGCTTTCGGGCGTGAACTTTCCAACGATGCCGTCTTTCATGATGCCTACAAGGAATGTCATTGCTTTATCAATATCTTCATCGCTGTAACCGTCCTTCTGTTGCATCTGTTCGAGCGTGTCAAGTGTCTTGGAGATGTTCTTTTGGTATTGCTCGTCAAACTCCTTTTCCTTTGCCACGCGGTCGGCGTATTCTTTGCTGGCTTGTGCAAGCTCTTCTTGCTTGGCCGGGTCTTTTAGTTCTTCAACGAAGTCGTCGCCGAACATCTCCACCAATGCAACGGCTGGGTTCTTGCCTTTTCGCCATTGGGTAAGGAATGCGGCACTACGTGGGTCGCTGGTAAACAGGTCGGAAAACGCCTTCTCGCGTTCCTTGTAACCGGCAATTTCCTTGTCGTAACCGTCGTAATCTTCATTGACTTGCCCCCATAACGCTTCATCGTCGGCAAATTCGCGGTCGGGATATTTGGTTTTCATACGCTCGGCGTATCGTTCCCGATTGCTCTTAACTGTTGATTTATCAGGCATATTCTTGATTTTTAACTGTTTTGCTATTTGTCACATTGCAAATTTAAGGGAACAAACAAATCTAAATGGTATAACTTTTTACGCTCCAATGGTTACCTTTGAAACATAGAAGAAACTTTTTATGAAGCACCACGGAGCGGTTATGGAGTACGCGGAGGAACGTATGCAAGACCTCATGCGCGCGTATGATGAATACATATCATCATGCGATTACATACGTATGCCTGATGTCTATGCCGCTATCGTAAACATGGAGGCGCGCCGATTTTGGGTCAGTGACATAAGGGCTACCAAAGTGATATACGCCATGCTACGTGGTGTGAATATCAAGGGTATGCGCCCTTTGAAGCGTGAGATGTTCGAGGAAATACTACGGCGTGTGCTTTCTTTGAGGAAGACGCGGCCAGAGCTTACCGTTCGTGCGTGTTGCAGCATCGTGGTGGCCAGTCCTGCGCCGAAGTTCTACCTCACACCGGGGAGTGCGAAGATTATGGTATGTAAAGCTCGGAAGAAATGGGTACAAGAAAAGTTGAAAAGGTTGCGGCTATTGTGATTGCGCTGTCTGTGACGGTGTTGTCGGTCGTGCATATCGGCGATTGGTCGTCGGTCGGCATCTATTCTTCGTGCCCATTGTCAAACCGGCTGATTTACCCGTTTTTTCATGCTGGGTTCATACATGCCGTACTAAATGCGTGGTGCCTGCTATCCATCGTTTTTATTTATGATGTTTCAGTGTGGCGTATGCTCTTTGCTTACGTCGCAGCTGTAACTATGCCCGTTGACACGTTCGGTGCATTCCTTTCTCTTGACAGCCCTACGGTAGGTCTTTCAGGCGTGGTCTATGTGCTGCTCGGTTCTATATCGTTTGAAGTGGCACGCAAGCGTTTTTTCCAGTTGTGGATGCTTTTTTATATTGCGGTAGGCTTCCTGTTCCCGAACACCAACGCATGGCTGCATCTGTACTGCTATCTCTGTGGCTTTGCATTTGCATTATTGAACAAACCAATGGAGGTTAAGCCATGACAAGGGAAGAAGCAATACAGGCTATAATAAAAGAGAACGAGCGGCGTAATGCGGTCATATATGCCAAATTCGACCCTGTAAGTGGTGAAGGCTCGGTTGGAAAACGGAAAGAAGTTGTCATTGACGATTTTCCTATTACTACACAGTGGCTTCCAATCGAGATGATGCGTGTACCGCTCGTCAGACAGCTTGTGGAATGTGGCTCTGTACGCGCGTTCCTTACGGACAATCTGAATGTGGAGTACACCGAGGAAGACCGTCTGAAAGTCGTTGAGCAGTTCGTGCGTCTCCGTTGTCGTTACGACTTTGCTTTTTGGGCGGCTGTGTTTGTGTACATCAAGCGCAAGGGCGGTGGCGAGGATGTTCTTTTCCGTCTTTCACGTCCGCAAAGGCGGTTTGTTGAAAGGCTTGAAAGGTTGCGAAAGGCTGGAAAGCCTATCCGCATAGTACTGTTAAAGGCACGCCAATGGGGTGGCTCTACCGTATCACAGCTTTACATGGCTTGGTTGCAGCTCGTTCACAAGGTAGGTCTTAACTCGCTAATCATTGCGCATCAGGGTGCAGGTTCGGACGAAATAAAGGATATGTTCGACCGAATGATTAAGGCTTACCCGGTTGAAATGCTGCACAAGCTGGGCGAGGCCTACGACGCTAACGAGCCTAAGCTCGTGGGTGTGGGCAAGTCAGGCAGCATTTACCGTGTGCCGCAACGCAACTGCAAAATCAAAATCGGTACTGCCGAGCGTCCTGACAGTTGCCGTGGCGGTGACTACAACCTTGTGCATTTGTCCGAGGTTGGTTTGTGGAAAGCCACAGAAGGGAAAAAGCCGGAAGACATCGTGCGTTCCGCCTGTTCGGGCGTGCTTTATCGACCTTATACGATGATTGTCTATGAGAGTACGGCCAATGGTACGGGCAATTTCTTCCAGCGTGAGTACGACATGGCCAGCAAGGGTAAGTCACAGTTTGAGGCAATGTTCGTTTCTTGGTTTGACATTGAGATTTATTCCACGCCTGTTGATGACATCCTGTCTTTTGCTGCAAGTCTGTACGACAACCGAAACAACGACAACGTGGCTTCTTCACGTGAAGAGTGCGGAAAATATCTTTGGTGGCTGTGGGAAAAAGGGGCTACGCTCGAAGCAATACACTGGTACATTCTGGAACGTGCCAAGTATAATGAACACGCTTCTATGGCTTCAGAATACCCATCAGACGACGTGGAGGCATTTGTGCATTCCGGCACAATGGTATTCGACAAGTACAAGGTTGAGGCATTCAAAAAATACTGCAAAGAACCGCGTTTCGTGGGGGATGTGTACGCCGACGCTGACGAGGGCAAGAACGCACTCAAGAATCTGCACTTCGTTGAGGACAGGCAGGGTATGTTGTGGATATGGGAGAAGCCGGAGATAGACGAGAACGAGAAAGTTACTAACCGCTATCTGACGGTTGTCGATGTCGGCGGACGTTCCTCAAAGGCCGACTGGTCTGTCATCGTCGTGTTCGACCGCCTTTTTATGACCGAAGGAGGCAAGCCGGTTGTAGTGGCGCAGTGGTACGGGCATTGCGACATAGACTTGTTGGCATGGAAAGCAGCGCAGATTGCGGCGTTCTACGACAACTCATTGCTCGTCATCGAAAGCAATACACTCGAAACGCACGACAAGGAGCGTGATGTGGATGGAGATCAGTCGCAGTTTATACTCAATCAGATTAAGGGTGTTTATCCAAACCTCTATGCACGGAAACAGTCGGAAGAGGACATTTTGCAAGGTCTGCCCACAAAATACGGCTTCCATACCAACGTGGCCACGAAACCGATGGTTATATCTACGCTGGTAAAGGTCATCCGTGAAAATTTATATGTGGAGCGCGATGCACGTTGTTTGGACGAATACCTTACTTATGAAAAGAAGCCTAATGGCTCATACGGCGCGATTATCGGCAAGCACGACGACCTGCTCATGACACGTGCCATAGGGCTGCACATCTGTTTCTATGAAATGGAGCTGCCCAAATTAGTGAAACGCATAATATGTATGGTGGTGAAGAAGAAAAAGACTGTTTCGGCAGCGACTATATAAACTAAAATGGATTTGTTATGAACGTATTTCAGAAATTGAAGGCAAGCCTCCGGTTGCGTGAGGCGGTAAAGAAAGCCGAGGACGCACACAGTCAGACGGGTGAGCGTTATTATGTAATGCCTCTTTCAGGGAGCAAGGGTAAACTCATCATCATGGACAGGCTCAACTTCCGTAAGCTCAAACAGAAAGGGTATATCACCTATGAGGCACACGTGCGCGACCTCGAAACGGAGTGTTTCTATTTCACGGCCTATCGTAATGGAACGTGCGGCATTGTACCTGAAGTAGAGAGTTTGAAGCGGCAGCAGTATTACAGATGGTACGCAGGGTGCATCAGAAATCATAAAAAGGAAAAACGCCATGAAGTACACAGTCAAAAGTAAACAGAACTTGGACGGCATTCAGACGCTGACAAATGACCCGCTTGTAACTTATCAGATAGTTGGGAATGGGGGTAAGAAGATAAAACGCCCAAAAATTAGATGAATAAAAGGCGGACGCATCCTCATTATGGCTGCTGTCCGCCTTTTTCATAATCAGTTGGGGAATGGCATACCCATAATCATGTGAGGGGTGCTTTTTGCCAACGGAATGATTGTTGTTGTATGTTACCAACTTGAGGCATCGGCCTTTATTCTCTTCTCATTGCCTCGCTCCCAAATGCTATCTTCCGTTTTCCCGAAGGTGGCCAATTGTTCCATTTCCTTTTTTCTTCGTTCTTCCCACGGCTCAAAATCAAGTATTTCTCTCACGAGCCACTGGTCCCAAACTCCTCGGAAGCAAATACCTCTGTCATCAAGATACACGTCGGCTATCAGCTTTCCGCTCGTGTTCTCGGGCTGGTTAGGGTTTTCATTGATGTAGTCATAGACGATGCTGTGGTCTTTCAGCCATTTCTCTAACTTGTCTGTTTTCTTCCTCGTGGTAAAGATGATGATTGTCCAACCTTTCTGTTTCAAAACAGACGTGCCGGTATCTGCGTTCGGTATCATTTGCCCGAACTCGTCATCACCTTGCCAACCTTTGCTGTAATCGTGGATTACGCCGTCGAAGTCAATACAAATTGTTTTCTTATCCATAACTTTACATTTATTTTTTGTTTTGTTAGTACACCACTTTTATGCCGACATTGCGTTATGCAGCATGTTTACTGCTTGCATGTTTGCGCCTTGTTGTGCCTGTTGCATGAGCTGTGGAGATATGGCCTCCGGCATTCCGCCTTGCTCAATCTGTTCCTTTTGCGACTTGATACTTTGCAGAAGCTCGTCGGCAAACGGGAAGTCGCCGAACTCCAGCAATTGCTCCACGCTGATGGCCTGTGCCTGCCACAGTTGCATGAGCCAGTCGTTGGCGAGTTGCCTGTATGCCGGGGTCGAGGTGCTTTCGGTTATTGACAGGTCAAATTCCACATCACGTATCTTCTTCGGGTCGTACTCTATCTGTGCACCGCTTTTCCCGGCAATGTTAAACACGCGCTTGGTGTCGTAGAACTGCTGCATGTTCTTCACGTCCTTGTACGCTCCGTCTATCGTGAACTGGCTGAAACATTCCAGCATATCCAGTAAGGCCATAGTGGAGTTCTGCACCTGTTGGTTGTACATAGCTGCACTCTGTCCTGAAAAGCCGGGCTTGCCTTGCAACGCGCCGTTCACGCCGCTGATGTCCTCAAAGAATTTCAGTTGCAGGTTGAGCAATTCCGTAATGCCAATGTTCGTCGAATTGTTGGCCACCTGCTGCGGTATCTGTCGGCTTTGCGATGGCTTATACACGATAATGCCGTTGAACTCTGCCCAGCTCTCCGCAATGTCATCCATACTTACGCCGTCGGGCAGACAGTCTTCTGGCATGAGCAGCACGCCTTTTGCAGAGGCACGCATAATCCAGTCGTAAAGGGTTATCAGGCGGTTGGTGTAGCGTTGTTGGTCTATCACGTCGGCAACAAACGAGTGTATCTCACCGTCGATGAACGGGTATGCCTTGAACACGTATGGGTGGCTCCCGTGTTCAAATGGTGTTTCGCCCTCTTTCAGGATGTCGCCGAAAGGGGAGAGGTAATAGAAGTACCAGTAATCATCCACAAACCATGTAGCTTTTATCAGAGGAACTTCATCTTCCGGCATACCGGCTTCTTTGGCCATTTGCATACGCTCGCGGTTTACATTGGCCACCTGTTCCTCGTAGTCTGACACTTCTATCTTGAATATGTCGCCGTTTTGGTAGTCATGGCAACGGTAACGCGGTTTCTGTTCCTTTCTCCACACTTCGATTACCCTGCATCGCCCTGGCTCGCTGGTCAGCAGGAAATCGTAATTTTCCAAACGGCTGTAACCGAAACGCTCTGCATAGCTGGCAATGTATTCCTTGCGTGCCGCCCACTTGTATATTTCTTTCAGACGGCGGTATTCTTGTGGAGTGTGGGCAAACTGTTCGCACAGCTGACCGAAGCTCACGTCATGCACTTCTCCGAGACACGTTACGTCCCAGCCTCGGAAATCACGCATATTGTTGTCGATAAAGAAATTGTTGGGCTGCACATAGTCAGTCCAGCAGTCCTCCTTGCCGTTTCTCCATCCGTAGCTCTTGCGGTGTACGATGAAGCCGCTTATTAGGAACTCTTCCATTGAGCGGGCGTTCACCTCGTTCATGCGGTTAAGCTGCATGTTGCATTGCAGGATGGTTGTCATGGTTTCACCAAGTTTCTGTTCATCCCTGTCGCGTGCCGTGCAGGTCGGCTCTTTCAACTGGCTACGGTACACGCCAAGCACGTTTCTCACAAGCCGACGGATGAGGTTGTTTTTCAGAGGCACGTTGCCCTGTGCCTTGATGTAGTCCTCCTCGCTCATTTTCTTTCCGTCCACGCAGATGATGTCATCCCACTGGAAACCGTAGGTGTAACGCTTGTTACGCTCCCTGTCATGCCGGAAGTCGTCCATCTGGTTCCAATAGTGCTGCGCTTCCATAAGCACGTCAAATGCCCTGCGGTCGCCGAAATGCTTTTCCGAGAATGCCACGGTGTCTATTTCCGTATCGCCGCGTTTGGACGTGATGTGGCTCATCGGAAGCAGTTTATACTTATGTCTTGTTGTGATGGGTTGCATATCGTTTCTGTTTTTATGACGCTTGTAATGTCTTTTGCAAAAGTAGGTATTCCAAGCGTCATGTCTTGTTTAACTATTTACGGGTATTGTTCATATCGCTTATCATCATCTTCTTCAATTCGTTGAGTTGCGCTTCAATGTCCTTCACTGCTTCCTTGTCGCCGTATGTATTGGCTTCTTTGAGCATATCGTAAAGGCCGTCTATGTCGGGTCGGTAATTTTCGAATATCTCGTACCTTGCATATTCAGGCGAGTTGTAGAGGAAATCTATCTTCTCCGCATAGTCGAATACGCCGTTGTCGGTATCCCGTTCATAGTTTCTTAGCCGTGTCCTTAACTTGTCATGCTCTTCTTTGAGCCTGAAATACTCGTTGTTGACAGCCTTGTACTCCGTTCGTTCATCACCGTTTTTCAGAATGCGGTTAAGCACAAGGAAACTCTTCGGGTCATACTCACGTTGACCGATAAAGGTTTCACCCATCTTGGTCATGCGGTCTATCGTATTCGCAATGCCCCCGAAATAGCCGTTCAGTACGTATTCCACCTGTGCCGGGTTAAAGTCAACAGCACCTTTCGTGTATTGGTCACCGCCGGACATTTCATTGAGTGTTTCTGACAAGTCCACGAGGTATTTGTTCGCACTCTTGTAAGCTTTCGTCCATTCGGGCATTTCCTTGTTATAAGGGGTATCCTTGTATATGGGAAGCCCCGTCCAGCTCTTTTTGTAGCCGTAAGCCTCGGCGAACGGCTTTATTGAACTCGGAATGAATGCCTTGAAGCCTCCGCCTCCCTCCATGAAGTCAAGCGGCAACAACTGGCTTACCTGCCCGGCTATCTTTCCTGCAAGCTCTTCACCCGTAAAGTGTTCCTTTCCGCTCAACGTGCTTGTCATAAGCTCCCCAAGTCCATACACGGCACGGTATTCCACCGGCAACGGTATGCTTATCCATTGGTCACCGGCACGGAACAACAGGTTGCTTCTCCTCACGTATTCGGGCAAGTTCCAGTAGCTGTTCTTGTCGTCCTCATCGTCATCCCCATAACCAAGTGAAGCTACGATTGCACCGAGCAGGAACATCACGGCTACACTGGTAAGTGCTTTTGCAGGATGACGCTTTGCTTGTCGTCCGAAGTTCGTCGTTCCTTGTATGGCTGCGTTCCAAAATACAAAACCGCTTCTTCCGAGGCCAGACATGAACGCACTGGCATTGCCTAACTTGGTCTGCCCGGTGGCTCCCATGAATTTAGCTCCGCTACCTTTTTTGTTGAAGTTCACGCTTATCTCCTTTGCATCATAGATAGAGCGGTCTATCGTCCTGCCCATTTCGCGTGAGGTCATGAAAGCGGCAAAACGGGCACAGTTTTCCACGCCACGGTTCACCTCGTCCAAACGTTCCGTCAGCAAATCCCACGCCCTGCGTATGGGCAGTTTTCCGTTAGCCTTGCGTATCTCCCTGCGGATGTCGTTCTTGTGCTTCTCGATGTCACGCATGTTGGCATAGCCTGTCTCGCCGCCGTTCATCATGAACTGGTGGAACATCCGCTCGGTGTCATCATTCATGTCGAGCTTGTTGTTTCGGTATTTGGCAAGCAACATTTTCATTCTGACCGGGTTCACCTTGGCAAAATTACGGTGATAGCGCAGGGCATAGTTCGGGCTTTCCTTTACCCACATCATACTGTTTGAATATAGCATATCGCGGATAAAGTTCGACACCACGAAATCCGGGTTACGGGTGGTGTACAGGGCACTCAATTCCCTATTTATCCTTTCACCGGCTTTAAGTATCGCGCCGATTGCACCCGACATATCGTTGTCGGGGTTGGTCTGTCCGTTCAATGCCTGTGCTGCCCTCGGATTGCCGTTTATGGTGATGACATAATCCCTGCCGCCACGTTTCACGACAACTTGGTGCTGGCGCAGGTCGCGTTTCTCCACTACCCGGTAAGGTATATTCACCGTGTCTTTGCCGTGCTTGTACAGGTCAGGCTCTTGCTTGGCAAGTTCTTTCATCTTGTCCTCGAAGTCCTGCATCTTGCGCTCCACCTCGGCCGGCGTATCATCTGCGTTGATATTGTCCGGGAACACAGGTTGCCATTCGTCGGCTACCTTGTCATATTTCAGCCAAATGTCGTTCACGCTGGCAAGGTCGCTCGGATGGTTGAGTACGAAGTTCAGGAACTTCTGCTTTACCAGCTTGTTGCGGTTACCTTGTGTGATGGCACTTTCCGACATACTTTGCAGGTAGGCAAGCGGGTCGTCAGCTTTCGACTTACGTCCTTTGGCCGTCTTTATTGGAGCGGTGAACGCGCTGTTCTTGCTGTTCAGGTAGGCGTATGCCTCATCACTGGTCTTTTCATCGAAACCTCGCAACGGTATGTAATACTCATACATCGAGCGCACATTGTCGTAGGTTTCTTTCGACATCATGCCTGTTTCGTACAGCTTCGACAGTATGGCACCGCTCACGTCGTTTGTGCGCTTCCACAAGGCTTCTGTGTCGTGTTCGCTTTCGTATGCGTCCACCATAGCTGCGGCTTCCGCTTCCGCGTCTGCCACATTGTCTGCTTCGGTCAGTGCGGTCAGTCCGGCAAAGTCGCGCTTGTCAATGGCCTCAAACTTGTCGCCGAGTTCTTCCTCAACCTGTTTTTCCCAATCTTCCATAGCCTTGTCGTAGGCATCCATTTTCAGGTCGTAGTCGTCATCGTCTACGCTCGGCTGTTGTGGTTTCGACTTGGCTAATTCGGAAGCATTCACCAACTTTTCTTTCTCACGCTCACGCATCACGCGGTTACGCTCTAATCCGTGCTTGGCCATCATGTAGTCGGTCAGTTCTTCTCGTGCTTCTTTGTTAGGAGCAAGTTTGCCTACTTCGTCAAGCAAAGGTTTGAACAAAATGTGTGCGAATGCGTCCGCCTCGGCTTTGTTCACCGATGAAAGCCTGTTTTCACCCAAATAGGCGTTCTCAAATCCGTCCACGTCTTCTATGCGTACTTTCTTCTTGCCCTCTCCTTTGAGTATGGCTTCCATCGCTTCACGCAATCCGAGCATACTGTCCTGTAAGGCTTCCTGCATTTGGTACACTCCGCGTTTCACGCGCTGCTCATATCTGTCACGTGCCAACGTCCGCTCATGTACTTCTGGGTCACCGTCTCTGTATAACTCATCGTGGCCTTCCGCCACGTTGCGCGACGTACCATCCATTATGGCATAGTTGCCTACTTTCAACTCGTTCTGCTTTGCCACATCCTCGGCTTCGTCCAATATGCTACGGTATCTTCCCGGCTCTGCAAGGTTCTCATAGCTGCGCCACAAGATATAGCGAAGCTCGTTATCCGACAAGGTTACTCCTGAGAAGTTCTCGAAGCCTATCTTGTGCAGCATACGCAGAAACAGTTCCTTTATCTTTTGCCACCAGCTCGCATCAGTATTTTCGAAATTAGTGTTCTCTGCCAACGATGCAAGGTATTCCTCGGTGGCGGTTCGGAAGTCCCAACCGTGTTTCTCTGCAAGCTCTACAATATGCCGGCGCACATTCTCGTCCGCGTTTTGGAACACGTTGTCAAGGAACGTGTCGAATTGCTCGCCGAACAGTTGTCGCAGCCCATAGTGAGTCACGGCTTCATGGAGCAGGGTCTGTTCCACATCGTACACGCTCGTATGGTTCGGTATCACAATCGTTATCCTGCCTGTTCCTCGCGAATAGAAGCCCTTGGCCTTTGCACGTCTGCCTTGCAGTGCACTTGCATCGGTAACGATGTCCACATTGTCAAGATGCAGTTTCTCGGCCAATCCCTGCACGGCATTCATCATGCGCTGACGCTCCCTTTTCGCAAATGCCCTGCGTTGCATTGCCGTGCGTGTCGAGCGACCTGTCATCTTTGCCACCGGGTCATTCTCATAGCTAAGTTCATCGTCAGTCAATGCGCCATTGCCGCCTCTCATCATGTCACCTGCAACTACATCATTGCTTTCTTTGACTTTAACGCCGAGCTTGGTAAGTTCCCTTACAACTTTCTCGATGTTTTGAGCCGGTATGTCGGCACGCAATTCACCGTGATACGGATAGAATAAGCCGTTTGAGGCATTGAGCAATGTTTCGTTCTGATAATATATCGCACCGTCTTTCTTTGTCTTAGGTACAGTCAGATAATACATCTTTGCCCACTCGCTGCCTACTAATGACACTTTTCCGTCAAGGCTTACGATAGGCTCATACCGCTTAATCTGCTCCATACGGGCACTCAAAGGCGCACCGGCACTCTTTAACATGGACGTGTTCCATTTGTCGGGCATAAGAATGCCGTCATGAATGTTGCCGTCGATGTCGGTGTAGCTTATCAACTGGCCCGGATAACCTCCGTGTTCGTCTTGCGTGTCTGCTATCGCTTGCAGGATGTTTCCTGTAAGGATATAGCCTTGCTTACGTGTTTCCGTAGGTATTTGGCTGTCCCAGTTCTCAAGCGTTATGGAACGTGCCGCATCCCAGTTGTCATTAGTCATCTTGTAAATGCTCTGCAATGCCGGTGTGTCCGACAATTTGACTTCGATGCGTCTGCGACCGTCAAGAGTAGCGAAAACGGCAAGGGTGGTAGATGCGGTTATCTTTTTGTCTTTAGCCTTGTAGCCGCAGAAAATTGCTGGTGCAGCGAAGTCGAACATCATTGTTTCGAGGTTGTCGGGCACAAGATATGATGAACTTGTCGAAAACATCCTCAATCTTCCCAGTAATAGGTCTCTATTGCTGTTCATACGTTTCAGTGCTTCGTCGTGCCTTTCCTCTACACTTTCGTTTATCTCCTGCGTAATAGTGGCAATGGCTTCTCGTTTTTCGTCTGCCGTTCTCTTTTGCTGACGGTTGATTTTCTCCGTCTGTTTTGCAATGCTTTCAACGGCTTTCTTCTTGGCGTTCTCATAACGCTGTTCCTCTGCCGCTATCTTGTCGTTATGTTCTTTTTGGATGGTTTCAATGATACTTTGCAGATGGGTTTCAGGATGTTTGCCGTTGATTTGTTCAACGGTTTTCCTTATCTCGTCGGCTTTCATCGGCTTTCTCAACACATCCATTTCAACCTTTTCAACGTATGCGTTCTGGGCAAACGGATTTTTGCCGTTGGGGTCTATGCCCTCCGATGATATGCGCTTCTCCAAAGTTTTGGCACGCAAAGGCATGACGGTAATCTTCAAATCGTTGCTGCCGGTATCGTCCAAATACTTTATAAGCTCATTGTAGCGTCTTACAACATCGTCGTAAAACTCCTCCTGTTCTTTGGTTGTCAGCAAAGCTACATAGCCGGTAATCTTACGTGCATCGTCTTCCTGTGGCTTGTATTCGTCAAGCTCTTTGGTCTGCACGCGGCCACCGCCAAGACCGCCTTTCTTCAGCGGGCAACCCATCTTTTCATAGATTTCAGGGTTATCTCGAAGATACTCAACGACTACCTGACTGCCGTATTTGTTCAGTAAGTCGGGTGCTTCAACCTCATTGCTCTTGCTGTCTTGTGATGTTGTAGTGTTGGCGTTCAGTGATTTTAGCTTTGTCGATAGCATCATTAAAAAGCGGTTCTCAGCAGGAACAGGCAAACCGAGGTTGATGTAATAACCTCTGTGTACTTGTCCGGTACGGTCAATACGTCCAATCATCTGCATGTAATCGTTGATGTCGCTCAACGGCTGGGCAATAATCATTGTACGCTGACGTTGGTCGCTAAATTTCTTCGAGGCATGAAGGCTGATACCTGTTGAGGCTGACTTGTTAAGGATAAGCACATCAAGAGTTCCGTTGTTAAACTCTCTCTGCATCTTCTTCTTATCCTTGTCTGTCCTGCGCTTTACGACAACCTGTCCTTTATCGTTGCGTTCAACGTACGTATTTCGCCCGGTAAGCTCGCCGACTTTATAGCCTTTCTCGTGCAGTCTTTCAATGATAGCGTCAAGCGGACTGATGAAAATGTCGCTTGTGCTCTTGCGGATGAAGGCCTGCAACTCATAATAGGCTTTTTCACCGGCTTCGCCTATTTGATGGGGCGAATAGTATGCGTGGGTTTCCTTGCCGTTCTCATCCTTTACGGTGTACTGCATAACCGTATCAAGTCCTTTGAGCAAACTTGCACTGAATGTAGGCTCTTCAATGATGTCTCCTGCCGAATAGTCTTTGATAGTACTTTCCATCGTGCTTTCCAAAGCAATGACAGGGTGTCGCCCTGCCTTGATTTCAGCGTCTACCTCGTCGGCGATTGCGTCTACTTTCAGGGCCAGCATAAGTTGCTTGGTATAATTATAGGTCTTACTTGCAAATGGAACATTCTCAACACCCATTTTGTCCGTACCTTTCTTTACACCTGCACTTTCGGCTGTTATGGCAAGTTCTCTGTCAAGCTCGTCAATCTTAGGCTTAACATAGTCATCTTGGAATTTGATAATGGCATTAAAGGCGGCAATGGTGCGGTCGTAGTTCTCACGCGCACGCTTTACCGTTGCAGGGTCATCAATGGTTTTCCAGTCAGTCTTAACGTCGCTCATGTCTCGCTCGCGGCGTACCATTTGCCCGGCATTGGTAAGTTCACGGCTCATAATCTCCTGCAAGGTTACACCGCCTTTCTCAATGATACTAATCATCTTGTCCGGCTCAACCTTTGCTTGGCTCATGGCTGTTCGGATTGCATAGAGCGGCATTGTGTCAGGTCGCTTGGCAAAGGTGGCACTTGCAAAGGTGGCCGCTTTTGCAGTGCGGAGAATGCTTTGCAGGTATGCGCCGGTATTGCTCGTTCCTGCTGCCGTGTGGCTCTCATCGAGGAAAAGATAATTATCTTCTGCTATCGAGCGCAGGAATGTAGCTTTGGGTGTGGCTTTGCCATTTTTTGAAGCCTTGCTTTTCTTTACGCGGCCTCCATGTTTCTTTGCCGCTTCTTCTAATTCTTTTTGGCTGATTTCATCGCCTGTATTTACCTGTGAATAGGTAAGAACAGCAAAGTCGCAATCTTCAGGCAACTGACCTGAAGCAAACACTTTTGCCATTTGTGAGGACGACAACGGTTTGTGTACTACATTTCCGTTGCTGTCAACCATTGCACCGTCTGAATTGAATATGAATGGCACAAGGTCGCCGCTGCCTATATCTACCAAATCACGGTAAATGTCCGAGAACAAGTCCGCTTTTTGGGTGATGAATACAGGTTTTTCACCGCGCATGACAGCCCAGCGGATAAGAGCTGCCATTTGGCGGCCCTTGCCCACTCCTGTTTGGTCGCCGATAATGAGAGCTTGCCCTTTCTTCATCTGATAGATTGCCATAGCAACGCTATCCATTTGTTCTGCGGCGAGGGCTTGATGCGCTTCTTCTATCGTGTCATAACCAAGTTCTTTTCTTATGTATTCGTCAATGCTGCCGTTTTCAGCCTCTATCTGTGTGAGGATATTATCCATCGCTTCCACCATTGCAGCAGGAGCTACACTGTTCAGGCTGAAAGCGGTGTTATGTGGACGGTATGGCAGCTTTTCTTCGGTGAGAGTACGTTTTTTCTGCTCGGTGTTTAATCCCACTCTGTTCGTGGAAACTCGCTCTGTTCCCACTCGCTGAACGTCAGGCTCATTGCTTCTTCGGCTTCCTCCTTGCTCACTTCCATTAAAGGTACTTGAGGTTTCACCATTTCCAGTATTCTCTCGATGTTCTCCTCGTAGAACATTCTCGCTCTGCTTTGGGCCTCTTTCGGGCTTATTTCCTCGTCTGCCAGTATCATCCTTTCGAGGTTGTTCAGTATGTCGCTCTCCGTCAGTTTTCCGGGATGGTTTGTTATTGACAGATACGAGTTGCCCTTGTTTGCTACGTAGTATTTCTGTGCCATTGGTCTTTTCTTTTGAGTTGATTACTTCGTTTACTATCTCGTACAGGTCATCAAAACTTTCCGCTCTGCGTATAGCTTTGCTTTCGACCGGTGGATAAACTGCCGTTTGTGCACGTTCTTCATCACTCCTGCGACCGTCAATCAATATCATTCGGGTCGGATAGGTCGTTCCCTGCTTTGCATACAGTTTGCCGTCCATATCGACAACGCCTTTCACGTTGTAGTGGTCATACAGATACGTGAAAAACGGCTTCATGCTTTTCAATCCGCCATTGTTGCCATACTCCATGTTCCCACCTATTATTATAGCTGCCTTGCCGTCGTCTTTCATGCTTGAGAGGGCATTTAGCGTAATTTGTGGGTCAAGACCGGGTATCAGCTTGCCGTCATAGTTTACGGCTTCACGCTTACCGAACGGAGGATTGGCAATTACAACATCATATTGTTGTCCTCCATCGAAAGGCTCTATTGCATCCTGCTGTGTAACTTGTGCAAATCCTTGCTCGCGAAGATTATCCAAGCGTGTCTCGTCAAGTTCGTTGACGTGTACTTGATTGGCAGGAACAGCAAATACCAGCATACCGTTACCGGCTGTCGGCTCCAGCACCTTACCGTCTTTCTTTCCGCTCATTGCAAAGCGTGCCGCGTTCCATGCCATAGGTAGCGGAGTGGAGTATTGCTGCATCTTGATGCGGTTGCTGCTCCGTGCGGCAATAGTGGGCTGCATTTCGTAGAGCTTACAGATTAAGTCATACGACTCTCTGCTATCTCGTCCGTGCTTGTTGACAACCTCACGTGCAGCCCTAACCAATCCGTCCTCGACAAGCTCTTGCAACAAGATGTCTGTCCTGCCGTCATTGTCAACCTCCATGCCCAAAGCTGCCGCGCGTTTGCGCAAATCAAGTATGTTCCTGTACGGCCTTGTGCCGTTGTCAAGGGCGGCAAGCATATCGGTTTTGACTTCATTAGCAAATATACGGTTTATTTCCGTATTTTCAGCATTATGAGTTATTGTATTTGCAGGTTTTACCTCTTTCGGGTCGGCACTTTCATAAAGTACCGGTGCCAGTCCGGTATCAAGCACAAGCCGTCCGTTGTCCTCAATGTCGTAAACGGTGGCAGGTTTGCCCTGATAGATGACTGCATCACCCTTTTGGAACGGTGAATTAGCTTGACTTTCAGTCCTATTTTCTTCTTCAAATGCGCTGAAAAGGTCTGCTATCTTAGGTTCTTCCTGTTTCCTCTGTCGCTTGCCCTGCTTCCTTTCTGTCTTTGTTAAGGCTTCCGGCTGTGCATTGTTTACAGGCACAAAGTCTGGGGCATAATGCTTCACAAGCTGCTGCGCAGTGCGCAACAACGACAGGTAAGTTTCATCCTCCGCAAATAAATTGTTTGATGATAGGTATCGTTCCTCGCCACGTTCAGGGTTCGGGTTCTCAATACGGATATAGCCGCCTGTAACTTTCAGGTTGTCGCCGTCCTGCTTATCCAATTGGATGTTGATGTACAGCTCACGCTTGTCTCCGAGCGGAAGGTGTATGCTGATGTCGCCACCTATGGGCGCAACATTGGCTGTTGCAATGCTCCTGCGACGTTTGCCTTTCTTGTCAACGATGGTTTTCGGGTCAATACCGAGGTCTTTCACAAGGCGGTTGGCAAGCCTGTTCGCGTCTTTTACGGCTTTCTTCTCCGCATTGCGCATATATCCGTATGCCTCGTTGAAGTCGCCCTCCACTTGGTCGGCCTCGTAATAACCGAGCAAGGCAAGCTGTTCGTTTATCTTGTCAAGCTGGTTGTCTATTTCTTCGACAGTTTCATTTACTTGCTTTTCATCTGTTGCAGTTTCGATGTCGCTTTCTGCCTTGCTTGCAACAGCCTCTGCTTGGCCTGCAACAGCTTCCGTATCTGCTGTTCTTTGTTCATCGTCTTTTCTCCTTTGTTCATTACGTTGGTTGATCAGTTGTTCTTTGGAGGTATCTGCTTCTTGCTGCGCTTCCTGCTCGGCAACCACCATTTCAGCCGTAGCCATAGCGTTGCTTTGTGTCTTGTCGAAGTTCGCAGTGTCAAACGTGCGCACCTCGTCATACGGGGTCATTTCCTCCGCATATCCGGCTTCCTGCACTTCGGGCAGGTCTCGCGCTCCGTTGTAGAATGATTTGAGGTAGGGGCGTATTGCGTCGCCGAGGTCGTCTATCATGTGCCGTGCATAGTCGGCAAACTTACGTGCCCCGGCTTCGATGTGGTATGCAGCCATTTCCGTGCCGATAGCCAGTATTTCAGGGTCAATGCCCATGTTGAGCTGTCCGCCTAACTTTTGGCGCATCCGCTTCTTCAGTTCCTCGTACCTGTCACGGCTCACGAGCTTGTTATTCGCTCCGTATTCGTCATGGTTTTGTTCAGGCTGCTGCGATGATGCTTCTTGTTTCGGGCGTATTTCCTGCGTCAGACCGGGGCGGCCTACAATCAAGTGGTCGCTCAGCTTGGCTTCTCCGTCACGGTTGATGGCTTGCATCAATCCCTCAACGTCAACCTGACGCATCGCAGGTTCGCTGCCCTGCTGCATGTCGGCCAGCGACAACGGCTGCGCATCGTTCACGGTTTCTTCATCACCCATAACGGTGTTGGCCAGTTTCTGTGCGCTTTCTTCGCTGCGCATCATGAAACCATCCTTGTTACGTTCATACCAGCCCCTTTCAGACTTGGCAAGTTCCTTTGCCGCACGTTGCTGTTCCTTTGTCAATGGTTCTGCAAACTTCACAAGGAACATATCAAGCACCTTGCCCCTCTTGTTTGTGTATTGCGCAGATGTTATGCTGTAAGGTTTGCTTGTTTCCTGCTTTCGGGGCGTTTCTGCAAGGCTGTAACGTGGATTGTTGTATGCGTTAATGGTGGTTGTCGAAACTTCATTACCGTCCGCGTCAAGTTCAGCAATGGTTGACACTCCGTTAGAAGAATGTTTCTTTATACGGTATAACCTTTGATTATAGTAGTCGCGTACAACATCGCCAACATTAAAATCAGACAATTGTCGCTTCAAATCTTCGTCGGCATCGTTCCCTTTTTCATCGATTGTCTTGACGCTCTTGTACTCTGCAAACGGTTTGGTCTTGCGGTGACTGCTGTCTATCCACTTCTCGAAGTCTTCCAAGTTCGTGGAGGTCATGACAATCTTATGCTTGTCTGCCCAATCCTTGCTGTAATTGGCGAAGTAAGCATTGCGTGCATCGTCCTCATCGTTGAAGCCGAGCATTATCTTGTGTTCATCAAACGTACCGTCTTCGTTGTACTGGTCTACCACATATACCCTGCGTCCGTTCCATCCGTCTATGTCGTTGGTCAGGAACACGTCGATATGGTCGCCGTCCACGCCCTCCGTACCACGGATGTAACCGTATGTGTTCTGCATGGTGGTTTCCCACGGATTGCCGTTTGCATCCGTGCCTCGACGCACGCTGCCTTTCGGGTTTTCAACCGTGATGTTGAACTGCCCGATACGAACATGCCCTTTCTTGTAATTACCGGCTTCTTTCTGACCTTCGGTCGGGTTGAGGGTGGTTTCCGCCTCTGCTTGTGCAATCTTCGTGGAAAGAGTATTACCGTTGTCTATGTAATCGACAATCTCTGCAATGTCGCCAAACCGTTTGTTGTCGAACTCGAAATAGGAGCCGGTATAATGTCCGTTCTCGTCAGGTTCGTCTATCTGCGTGGCAGTGTGTGTGCCGTCAATGATGATACTCCGTTTGTAGGTTGGTCTTTCACCGTCGCCCTCTTGCCAGTCATCGTCATTTACCTGCACACGAGAGGCTAATTCTGCTTCTCGTCGCTCTGCTTCTTCCTGCTCATTACTGTCTTCAGTTCCTCTATTATCGACGGTAATCCCTGTTCCGCCCTCAGTTCGTCCTCCAGACGGATCATCTCGTGTGCTTCCTTGTCTCCCTTGTTGGCCTGCTGTACTACTGCCAGCCAATACATTATTTCTCCGTTGTCCATTGTATGTGAAGTTTTCGTTTAATAACAATTCATTACTTAGATTGCTCAATGTCTCGTTGATGGCTTCCTCCAGCGTGCGCGGAGTGTTGTCAGGCTCTTCAAAAAGGGTTGTTTCCTGCGTACCTTGTACAAGGTCAAAGATGTTTTTCAGTGTATTCTGTATGAATACTTGCGTCTGCCCTTTGTACATTGTGGCCAACAACAGCGCAAAGTTACTGTATCTTTCCGAGGGAAGATAGCTTTCGCCCGTAACATCGTCAAAGGAAAGCTGCCTTTTCCACGCTTCCGTTGCCATGCGTGCCTCCTTGTAGTTCTTGGCATTTGCAAAGTCGGGCATTTGCGACAAGGCATAGTATGCGCTGATAGAGTTCTGTAACTCCGTATTGAGCCGTTCTGTGTTCGGGCTGTCATAATCCCTGTACGCAGTAGCGAGGATGGCTTTCTGCGCCTTTGCAGGCATTGCGTTGAACATCTCCTCCAAATGCGTGCTTCCGCCTTGGAAGATGCTTTGAAACATGATGCCTTTCAGGTCATTCTTGGCTTCTGCCGTCAGGTTGTCCTTGCTGTCGAACGCGCTGCGGTACTGCGTCGGCGTGATGTACGCTTTCTGCTGCATCCATTTCAACACGTCCATGCCGTTGCGGTCCACCAATTCGGAGAAGGTCATCTCCTCATCAGGTGAACTCAACAATCGGCTGGCAAACGTTCTCATGTCGCCGCTCATCTTTTGCACGATGTTTTTCGGCTTGATGCGTTCCGTTCCGCCGCTCTCGGTGTCCTGTGCAACGAATTGTCCGAGACTGATAGCTTCCTCGTCGGGCACGTCCACCATGTTCACCAGCACTGGCTGCTGCATGGCTTCCACATCTTCGGGTGCCAGCCCGAAGTCTGCGGCATGCTCCGTCAGGTATTGTTTGTAGAGAGCTGCCTGTTCAGGCTCACCTGCCCACATATCGCGAAGTGCCGCGCTACGGTTGTTGCCCTGTATCACCTCGCCGCGCGTGTTCACGGTAGGTGCGCCTGTGTATGCTGTTACCGATGATGTGATTTCTTCCGGGCGGATGTTTGCGGCAATCCTGCGTGCCGACATTACACTGGCCTCGTCGTTGCGTTCCTTGGGCTGTGCCTCGTCAATGAAATGGAATGGGTTTCTCCGTCCGTTGATGTGGCTTGGCTGCAACTGTCCGGCTTCTATCAACGCCACGTGGCCGGTGGGGATGTTCTTGTCATCGAACTTCACCTGCACCTCCTTGCCTTGGCGTGCGGCCAAATGTACTTGACGGTCAACCTTCTCGCCGTTCACCCTGCGGTAACCTCTTGCGCGTGCGTTCTGTGGTGTATCGTCTATGATGTCGGGCACGCCGTTCAATGCTTCCCTGCGTATGCGCTCGGCTTCCTCACGCTCGGCGCGTTCTTTTTCTTCCTGTTCACGGCGTAACCGTGCTGCTTCCTCTGCTTGCCGCGACTGTTCGGCAAGGGTTGCTTGTTTCCTGCGCTGAGAGGTCTGTGCTATCCTCTGCCATGTGGCAAGGTTGGCTTTTGCTTGCTCTACGGCATTCTTCCGCTCGCGCTCGGCTGCTATCTTCTCTGCAATGGTTGTTCCTCCTTTAGGTTTGGCTTTTTCAGCCTTTTTCAGTTCTGCTTCCTTGTCTGCAACCATGCTGTCTGCCACGTTCTGTGCCATAGCTTCGTCACCCTCCGTTTGCTCAACGATAGCATCCCAAGCTGTATCAGGGTCTGCCTGCTCGTAAATAGGCTGTCCTTTCTCGTCTTTCGGTATGCGCTCAAGCGCACTCTGCTGAGGCTGTTCTGCCTGAACAGGTTGTTGCACTGTTTGTTCCTGCTGAAAATTTTCCGCAAGATTTCCGCCATTTTCCGTGGAAATTCCGTCGTTTTGCCGAGAATTTTCCGCAGGATTGGCCTGTAGACGGTCCAGCTCTTCAGCCGTGAACAGGTTTACTTTTCGTCCGTTTATCGGGCTTTCCGTGTAAACTTCATATTGACCGTCCTCGTTTACGTCTGCCGTAATGCTTCCGCGAACTTCGTTTCCGTTCTCGTCCTGCAAAGCAACTTCATCGTTCAGGTTATATGTCGGCTGTTCTTGCGCCTGTGGCTGCTGCATGGTTTCGCGCTGCATTTCCGCTTGTGCCACGCGGCTGCGGTTCGTAGCGTCTACCATTGCTTGAATATCCTCTTTGCGCATTCTCGCAATGTTCTGTCCATCCGTAGTAACGTTCACCGTTCCGTCACCGTTATCAACAAGACCGTCCTCATTTGCTACAATCTGTATCTGCGCAGCCTGTCCGTCCTCATTTGTCAGCGTGTATGTGTCGCCGGGTTGAAATGCCACAACCCCATCAATGCGGTTGGCTGCTTCTGTGGCGAACTGCTGGCGTATGGCTTCAGCTGCTGTCTGTTTCTCCGTTTCGGGATCAACAGGCTGCTCAACGCTGAATATGGCATCAGGCGACACCATTTCTATTTTTCCTGTATCAGCGTCGCGTATGATGATGCTGTCATCCGAGTTTTCTTTGTCAATGCCGGTGCCGTCCTCATAGATGGCAAGGTTTCCGTTCAGTACGTACACGCGGCGGTCATTGCCTTCATCGTCCTGTACTTTCATCGTTGCACCCTGTATCATCCCAGTTGTACGGTTCACGCGGCTGTCAATCATTGCGTTGCTTTGGTCTATGCGTCCATCTATGTCGTCGCGGACACGCTGCAACATTCCATCATACACCTGCTTGGCGTTGATATAGTCTATGACGGTGCGGTTCGTGACTTCATCGTCGCCGAGGTTTTGCAGTGCACCTATCGGGTCGTTGTCTATGCCGTCAAGCTCTTCAGGGGTTAATGCCTGTTCCGCTTTTTGACGTTGCAGCTCGTACATATTGCGAGCGTCCTGCATTTCCTCATCGCTTCGGGCATTGTATCCGTCCATATAGCTGTCGTTGGCACGTTGTGTATGTTCGTCCTGCTCGCCACCGCGCGACTTCACCAATTCGGCAAGGTTTGCCCCACGAAGATACAGCGAGCGTTCCATGTAGTTGAGAACGGCTGCTTTCTCCTCATTGCTCAAATCATTGTCTTTCACGATAAGCTCTGCCACGTCGCCCACGTTGTCGTTGGTTGCCATGTCAATGGTGCTGCGCAGCGGCTCCCATACGTCAGGCGTAAGGAGTTCGCTTGCCCTCGCGTCAGCCTTGTTCACGTCGTGCTTCATCGAGATATAGTTGGCTGCGCTCATCGTGGCTTTTCCTGCGCCCATCAATCCCATAGACAATGCCATGCCGCCCCAAATGTCGCCGTGGAACTGCTTTGTGGCGAACAGGTTGGTACGTGTGCCGTCAGGGTTCTGCTGGTAAGCATCGTCAAGGTTGAGCATTGTGCGCCACAACTGGCCGTAGTATTCCTCCGATACCTCGCCCAAATAGTCGCTCACACCCATTTTCTCAAAAATACGACGTGTGCCGTCGGTGATGTTGCCCAACGCACCTGCATTGGCACGTGAGAGTACTCCGCTCAACCGCTTTGCGCCTATCACGTTGGCAAGTCTTCCCAAATTCTTTGCCGAGGCAAATTCGGGAAGGTGCGTGCCAAACATTTCGGAGTAGTTCTCGACGATTGAGTTAGCCTCGCCCTGCCAAACGGCACTGCCCCAAGTCTTATCATTGGTGAAGTCGTAATTGCCGTTCTCGTCCACCTGCACATCGCCCAACTTACGTTGTATTATGTCAGATGCGGTATCCATACCTTGCACTGTGTTCGTCATCAACGGCGCACGAATCAGAAGCTCGTCAGCTGTCGTGCCGAGTGCTTTGATGGTCCAGTTGCCGGCTTCCTGGGCAAATCCTTTCAGGCCGTTGTTCTTGACGTATGTCTTGAAGCCCTGTTTTGCCATTTGCTCTACGGCTTCCTTGCCAAGGGTCTTTGTGGCGAGTTTCGTAGTGGCTTTCCCGGCAACGTTTATAGCGTCGAAACCTCCTCCGGTCATTACGAAGTCAAGCATGAACGACGGCATGTAGCCTGTCATCATGCCCGCCCTGTTCCAAAAGCTGGCGTTGCCTCCATACATGGCCTCCGTCTGCTGGTTCTCATGTATGGCACGCATCATGTCCTGATTGGCTGCTTTCTCCTGCTCCGTCTGTGGATGTTGCGGATTGGCCGCATTCATCATGGTCATGGCGTCCATCATGTCGCCGATGCCGAAGTCCCATGTGCGCAAGTCACCGGCTACACGTCCGAAACCGCGCCAAAAGCCTACATCTTCGCCGTTTTCCCTGTCTTGCTGCTCGCCGAGCGTCTTTATTTGTTCCTCTGTCTGCCGGATTGCAGCTTGCAACGCCCTGTACGTCTGGTCGCTCTGTATGCTCGGCACGTAGGTGTCAGCTGCGAGTACGGCTGCAAGCGGTGCATCGTTGTTCTCATAATCCTGCTTCCATTTGTCATGCAGTTCTTGAACTCTTGCTGCCGCCTTGTCTTTCAGTTCCTGCAACCTGTTCTGCGCCCTGCGTATCTGTCCGCCTACGGTCATATCCACCGCGTCACGGTACTCCTTGCTCACAGCGTCGGCTGCGGCCTTGTTGAACGTTCGGTCACCGGTAGGGGTGAGGTAGGTGCGCTCCATCTTCTTGCTTTGTGGATTGAAGCGCAGGCCACCTGATGCAGTGTGCCCACCGGCAAAGCTCCTGCCGTACTCTTGTAGGTTGTCCATGCGTTCATTGAATTCCCTTGTGCGTTGTGCAGCATCACGCTTGAATTGCTCCACCTGCATATTGAGGGCGAATTTTTGCGCAGGGGTAGGCTTCCACGTCTTTTGTGTCTGACGCTGCGTTTGCCTTTCCGTTGGCCGTGCAGGTTGTTCTGTTGTAGGCTCGGGAACGTTGCTTTGCTGTCTTGGGGCTTCTTTCGGTGCGACAAGGTTGTCAAATTCCGACTGGTCTCTTCCTACATCCAAACCGTTCGACTTTGCCGTCTTGTAAGCCCATTCACGTGATGATGCGTTAGTGCGCATCAGGTTGTCGAACTCTGCTGCGTCCTTGCCTACGTTATATCCTCTTTGGCTGAGCTGTTCGTACAGCCATTTCGTACTTTCGTTATCTTTTGCCATATCTGTTTGTTTTATGGATTATTGTGCGCCAGGCATCGTGTCTCTCTGCACGCCGGGCATGGTATTGTTGCTGCGGTCTTTGGCATCCACTTCTGCTGCTATGTCGGCTATGGAGCGTTTAACTCTCTTGGTCTTTCTCGGCTCGCCCTTGTAGTTACGTTCCGTCACTTCTGTGTCGTATATCTCCACACCGCTGTTCTTGGCCGCATCCAGTACGGCTTTCTCGTAGTCGGCCTGTGTCTTGTACGACTTGCCCCTAAACTGGCCATAGTAACGGTTTCCCGAACTACCTCCGTTATCATAGTAGCGTGCGCGTGCCCTTGACGCACCGGCGGCTGCATTGGAAGCCCCTGCCGCTGCCTTGTTGCGTCCAATCCTTGACTGCTCATATTCTTCGGCGTATTTTGCCTGTGCCTCCGCTCTCTGTGCATCGCCTTCGGCCTTTCGTTTGGCAAATGGGTGAAGCTCTTTCTTCCTTTCCTCTTCCGCCTCGGCGCGTGCGTCCGCAGCCTTATCACGTTCCTGCTTGATTTTGTCAAGGCCGAGCTGGCGTTCCCATTCACGCTCATTGTCATTATACGCATCATCGGCCTGCCGTGCTTTCATCAGTCCGTCAATATAGGCTTTCATGTTGGCGTTCCTATCGGCTGCCAGCTTATCCCAACGTTCCTTTGTGCGCTGTGAGGCAGTATTCGTGCCGATGTACATGTTTGGCGCGTACTGCGTGGTGAAATAGAGGTTCGAGAGTGCCGATATGCCGTCGCCGATGGCTGCGAATATCTGCTCACGCTTCTGTTTCTTGCGTTCTTTCTCCAACTCTTCCTGTGTAGGCGGCTGGTATGGGTTGAGCTGCTTGAACATGTCCTCATAGCTCATCCTCTTTGGCTGTTGCTGCTCAATCGGAGTCCGTTCGATGTCTGTTGCTTGCGGTGTTTCAGTTTGCAACACACGGCTTGTTTCTTCGGGCGTAGGTGGTTGCGGTGCAGCTGGCGCCTGATTGCCCGTCGGGGTTGCAGGAGTAACTGTTCCTTGAACGTCCGTTGAATTTCCCTTGCCCAATATGTTTTCAAGTGTTGACATAGGCGTTATGGTTTAGATTGGCAGGTTGGAAGCCATATTGGTAACTCCCTGCACTGCGCCCGATATGGCTTGTGCTTTGCCCAATTCGAGCTGTAGTAACTGGTTCTGCAAGTCCGCGTCACGTTGCATGTACTGCTCTTCTATTTGGTCTTTCCTTTGCTCTCCGTTCACGGCAATCTGAGCTGTGGCGTCAGCCAATGCCTGGCTGTTTGCCGCTTTTGCTGCCGCCGTGCTTTCGTCCGTGCCGCCCATCACGGCCTGCGTGCCTGCCGCCTGACGGTTTCTGTTCTTTATGCTTTCCTCCGTCATGGTCAGTATGCGCTGTGCATCGGCACGCTGTGTCGCGTCCTCGTTGTAACGACGGTCATACCAGTCTTGGTTTTTCTGTATCTGCTCCTGAACGTTCTTCTTTGCTTTCTTCATCGCCTTGGATGCGGAAATGCCGCCGAAGATACTGCCGGCGGCTCCTAATGCACTGCCTATTAGTCCCATATCTGTTAAAACTTATCTTTTTGTGGCGAAGTTAAACCGTTATCTTTGCACTTGAAGTTTAAGTTTTTACGCACGTAATATGAAAGGAAAGAAAACAGGAGGAAGAGTAAAGGGCGTGCCAAACAAGCCTAAGCCGGGCCGCGAAATCATAAAGGCACACTCGATGGACTATTTCTCGCCCAATCCCCGGAACGACGGAGGCGTGAGCGACTTCGAGCGTGACTTGAAGCTGCTCGACCCTGCCGACAGGGTGAACGCAGAAATCCGTCTGCTCAAATACCACATGCCCGAACTCAAGTCCGTTGACATGGACGCAACCATCACGACCCGCGTCACCATCGAGGACAAGCTGCGCCAGCTGTCAGGCGAAGACGGATAATCTACTTTCGTCTACTTTTAGACACGGATTTCTTTTTCATTTGTGTTCATAATCAGGGGCGGTGTCTGTACATTCGGGCATCGCTTTTTTCATGGGCAAGAAAACGCTATTTCTTTCCCATTTATGCCTATTTCTTCGGAAGAAAAGGGTATTTCTTCCGAAGTTATCCTTATTTCTTCCGAAGAAATGCGTATTCTTTCCGAAGAAAAGTCCTTTTATTCGGAAGAAATGAAAAAACAGGGTAAAAAATGGGTGTTTTTGACTGAAAAACGCACTAAAAAATCGGTTTATTTCTTCGGAAGAAAAAGGTATTTCTTCCGAAGTTATTGCTATTTCTTCCGAAGAAATAGGCTTTCCTTCCGAAGAAAAGGGCATTTCTTCCGAATTTGGGGAACAAAGAAAAGAGAAGAAATATATAAGTATATATATTTCATTCTCCATCTACGTCATCAGCGCGTGCGCACATGTGCGTGTATCGTGCGTATGCGCATACGCGCGTGAGCATGTACGCACATACGTGCAGGCAAGCAAAAGAAAACCTGCAAAGAAAGTTCCTTGCAGGTCATAAAAAGATAAACCGCGGTTTGCCGTCGGCCGGACTATCTTTGTTGGCAAAAAGACATCCGCATGAAGAAATCAGTTGAGAACATAACGGAACTCTTACGTTCCGGCATTGGCGGCCTCACGTTAAAGTCCGATGACTTCCGTTTCTCCGAACTGTCAATGTTCGCACAGCTCGCCGCTTCATCAGAAACGCCGCTCATTCTCGTAGTAGGCGAAAACCTCGCATGGCTTTCTTCACGTCGATTTGAAATAACAACGCTTACTAAAACCCTTTGCCTTTCATTCTCTGATACACCACTGTCTGCCCCTTATCCACGTTCTCAATCTTGAACATCACCATAGAACGCGCAGGGATTTCATCGGGCAACTGTGCCGCCAGTTTCGCTATTACATCATCCACGTTGTTGTAGCCGGTATCGGTAAGCTCCGCCAGCTTCTTTCCCTGAAAGTAAGCTTCGCCATGTACTTGGTAACGGAACGACAGGCGGAAGTGCGGCTCTTCCTCTTGACGCTCGCGCACTGACGGCTTGTCGGTGAAGAAGATGAAGTCAACCACTTTCTCGTTCAGCACCCACGCCGGAGTGAAGTCTATCTTGATGTAGCCACGTGTCACCTTGTGGCCGCTGCTGTGGTTCATGGCAAAGGCAACCTCACTGATGGACGCTCCGCAATCGTTCTGTGCCACCGTTCCCCACGTGTGCCTGAACGTGTACGCCGAATAGTCCTCGTCCTTTGTCATGCCCATAGCACGGCATATCTGCCTTATGCCGCCGTTCACGTTGGCACAGAAGCTGTCATTTGTCGTGTGCCTTTGGCTGAACACAAACAGATGGTCGTCGGCTGCATCCTTGTTGGCGTACTTGTCGAACAGCGGCAAAAGGATAGGAGGCACGCGCATCTCCATGTACGCACCGTCCGCTCGGAACTTCTTTGTCTTGGCTCGCTGGTAATGTATGATGCCGCCGTGGTAGTCCTCCTTGCGCAGGTTGAACAGGTCAACCGTGTTGATACCGGCCAAGCAAAGCACCATCATCGCCACGTCGCGCCCAAGTTCCATGAGCGGGTATTTCATCTTGCTATCTGGCAATGGGAACGAGAAAAACTCCCTGCAAGCCTCCGGCGTGATGGCCAGCTTCTCCGCCCTGTCCGCTTTCGGTATCTTCACTTTCACCCACGGATTTGTCTTGATACGTATGATGCCGTTGTCGTAGTCGTTCATCTCCACCTGCGCCGCCTTGAACACCTGTCGCATACAGATAGGGTACATCTCCTTTGCCCTGTGCGTCTGCTCCATGCTTTCTATCCACCTATTTACGAAGTTCGATGTCAGGTGCGAGAACATCACTTTCGTGGTACCGGCGAAACGCTCCATGTGCTGCAAAGCCAGCTCGTAGTTCCTCGCGTTGCGCTGCTCGCCCTTGTCAATCATGCGGTCGATGTGCTTGCGTGCATAGTCCGAGAAACAGATGTCTTCGTCCTCTTTCGTCAGGAACTCTGCCACCTCCTTGGCCGTCCAGTGCTCGATATTCACTTTGTTCAGCTTCTCGTTGTACTCCAAGATACGCTGCGTGCAGAACTGAAGCACAAACGGGTCCTTAATCTCATTCGACTTCGTTAGCTCCTTGCGGGTCACCATCTTGTCAGTCTTGATAAACGTTGATGCACGATGATGTGTTACTCTGATGTAAACGGGATAGAAACCGTCTGCTCTCATAGTTCTCACTACTGCTTTCAATGTTGCCATAATCTGTGTTCCAATTATTTGTTACTAAAATCCGTCAAACTTTGATAACTAACTGAATTTGCTTGTACAACATCCGTACAACAGCGTTGTCAAAACCGTCCAACTTTTGTACAACATTTGCGTTCAATCTGCACATTCCCCGTGTAGAAATGCACGCAACTTCGTAAAAAGCAATAGGCGGCAATGCGTTGATATACAACTGATTGCCGCCTATATCACTGATAGCTAATTACTTACAGCGTATCTTCCACCGCAGCCTGCGCCACATAATATGTGTACTGATAATCAAAAACTTAGCTATTTGGTTTAAGCCTACAGTAAGCAATGATTACTTGTC